GAGACTGCCCGGACGCATAAAGACTTTGTAGTGCTTATGTCAAAAATAACTTCGCGATGGAGAAAGATACTTTTACTTTGCGAAACCGAATGGGGCAAGGTACTCTAAAGCCTCGCCAGAGACTAGATTTGGGGCTATGGCAAGAGTTTAGGCGGAAAAGGTCATATACTACCCCTACCCGTCAAAAAGGCGTATAATTGGAAAAGCGGAAGTAGTGTTAATGCCGCGAGTAAGTAAACGAAAAAACAATGGAAAATGTGCAAGATAAATTGAGAGATTGGCTGGTCGCCTGTATTTCTGGTATTGTCTCAAAGCCAGACGAGGTACAGGTGGATGCCAGCGAGGACGATATGGGTTTATTCTTTGTCGTCCGCGTCAATGAGGCTGATCGTGGCGCAGTCATCGGAAAAGATGGGAAACACGCTGACGCCCTGCGAACTCTTCTGCGTTGTGCTGGTGGGCTAAATGACGCTCGGGCAAGTATGAAGGTCGAAATCCCGGGTCGTAAATATACGCCAGACCGCTTCAAGGAATAGTTTAACGCGAAAGGTGAACCGTATGTTGTTAAACCGAATGATCACGTTACGCACGATGGTACGTTTTGTGTTAATGAATCTCTATGGTCGATAGAACACCGCCACCGGATTACGTCGTTAAAAGTCAAAGCTTCGCGGCTACTATAGTTTCAGATGGGCAAGGCGGCAAGAAGCTACAGTTGAAAAGCCTGGCCTGGTATAAGAATCAGGTCAGCAAGTTCAAAGAGGGTGAGTCCGTATCCGTGGTAATTCACAACCGCCGGGCCAAGCGGAGTGAGCAACAGAATCGTTTTTGGTGGGTCTATATGACGATGATCGCCCAGGAAACGGGACACTCCCCGGAGGATGTGCATGAGTGGGCGAAGGGGAAGTTTTTAACTAAGCGGGTGGTTGAAGTGTTCGGCCAGCCCACGCGGGTCAAGGGCAGCACGACGGAGTTGAGCAAACTTGACTTTTCGGAGTTAATTATGAATGTTGAAACGGCAACCGGTATTAAAGCGCCCCCCACGGAGGAAATTGTATGATGAATCAATGGTTTAAGTTTTATGGCGGTGAGTACCTTAGTGATCCCAAGATGCTTGCTTTGACCGCATCAGAAAGAAGTTGTTTGTTGACTCTGTTTTGTTATGCGAGTATGTCTGAAAAAGACGGGGAGATTAAACACCTGACCGAAGATACGCTAATGGCGCAGTCTGGTATTAACCCTGTGGACGCGGAGTGGAAAAAAACGAAGGGGGTTCTGTCAAAGTTTGAAAAATTAAAGATAGTAACGGCAAGTAACGGAGTTATCGTTATTAGTAATTGGACTAAAAGACAGGGTAGTTTCCTAACAAATGCTGAGAGACAGGCCAGGTATCGTGATCGCCACAGTAACGATGGTGTAACGGAAGAACGTAACGAAAGTAACGCTAGAAGAGAAGAGAATAGAATAGATAAGAAGAGAGAAGAGAAGATGGGTGTGGGATATTTGGTTAAAATCCCAAAGGCCGACATTCAAGAGTTTATGCTACGATTCGTTGTAACCGAGAAGGAAATCGCCAGTAAAGCTGAGGACTTAAAACTCTATTGTGAACGAAAAGGTAGGGTTTACCGGAACTACAAGGCATTTCTTCTTAATGCCCTGAAACGAGACTTCAAAGAACGTGACCACCGGGCGGAGGCTGTGGCGGCAGCTCAACGAGCAGAACGTGAAGAGCCTGTCACCGAAGAAGTCCGGCAAAGGAACAGGGAGATTTTGAAGAAAGTTCGATCTAACATTGGTAAATCACTATGACTCATGGCGAATATATCCGGTCGTTAAACTGGCTACTAAAAAAATACGAACTGATTGGTGTATACCTGAGAGAAGGATGGCGAATCGAGTGCCGTGTTTGTGAATCAACAGACAGTCTAAACGTACATCACGACAGCTACGAGAACTTTGGTAACGAAATTGTGACGGACGAAAGAATATGGGAGCTGGTTTTTCTATGTCGAACGCATCATCAGGAAATACACCGGGACAAGAACTACAAACAGAACTTGTTAGAGCTAGAAACCACACCGGAAAAGACGGAAGAGTTTTTTAGGCTTTTAGCCGGTAAAGGATTTTAGATATGGAAAAGGAACCATCACTAGTTGAAAAAAAAGAAGAATCACGGGACGATCGGAAACGTATTCGTCGGCGACTTGATGAAATGCGGGAGAGACTTAAAAAAAAGGGGCATAGTAAAGCGCTAGGATTATGAAATTATCCGACAACTTAGTCTGGCAATTATTTCTCTTGGAATGGGTATAGCAATCTGGTTGTTATGACGGATGTGGTAATCATAAGAGAGGATCAAGCCAGGAAGATTCGTTACAACGAAAGGCAAAGAATCGTTCATTTCATTAAAGGCATGAGTGGGGCGATGGGGAATCATCCGGTATGGAAGCACGCGATAAAAAGGATTGCTAGCCTTGTTAATTCGATGAACGAAGACCAGTATTAAATGAGAATTAAAATCAGAAAAGCAGATTCGCTTTATAGTCAGTATCTTCGTAAAAAGATACCCTATTGCGAGCGTTGTGGTCTAACAGAAACTTTACAAGTCTCTCATTTTTGGGGACGACGGAATGAATCGACTCGTTTTGATCCGCAAAACACCGACATCCTTTGTTTTTCCTGTCATAGACACTTTACCGAGAACCCTGCCGATTACCGGGAATGGAAGCTAAAGAAATTGGGAGAGAGAGAGTACAAGATACTTGATGTCCGGGCGCACTCATACCAGAAGCGAGACGACAATCAAATTATTCTTTGGATTATGAGTCAGGATAAGCAAATTGACAGAGGCTAGAACAGCTTCTATAATTTATGATAGATACGCTCCCCCCAAAAGGCCGTACGGTACAAAAAATAGCCCACAAGAGGGTTCGCTACCCAAGTACCGTACGGCCCTCTACCTTTCTCCTGGTAGGAAAATACTATTAACCGAGACTATGTTAAAAGGCGTTCCAGTTGAACAGCGGGATACCGGGTGGCATCAACGGCACTTGCTTCGGTTAATGAAAGACAAGGCCCGCCGTAGCATAGACCGGCGATCAAAGGTCAGCCCAGTCCCAAGTCACGTTGAACATCAATTCCAAGAAGCGCAGGAACGAGAACGGCAAAGGAAAGCGCCGCCGTTGCTGGCACGGTGGCTGAAGTGGTTATGGTTAAGGTTCATCTCGCTCCGCGTTATTGTATGGGTTAGAAAACTCGTTGAGTGGAACAAAGAACGGCAGTATCGTGGGACAAAATGAGAAACGCCCAAGGACAATTCGTGAAGGGGTGTAAAATGCCAAAAGAATGGAGAGCTGGTAGGCGACTCTCCGAAAGCCCGAATCGTTTATTCTCGAACTGCATACCTTTCCAGAAACAAAGTTTTATGTATTTGAGCAGAAGCCAAAGGGCGCGGCCGAATCTGTGGCTACAGCAAAACCAGCCAGCGCCCCGGGTGTGAGGCCGGCGGATGAAGTACCACCGCCGAGTGATGACGATGCATTTAATCAGGCTGTGGCCGATATTCCTTTCTAGTATGACCACGAACCCCCCACAATCAAAAATAAGTGAACACGAACAGACAAAGTATTGTCTATTTCACGCCACGATGTCTGACCAATCTGGTTCCGGGTATTGCGTAGATTGTGAAACACTCAATAACCCCTCCCCCACCCCCAACCAAAAGAAATAACTAACGATGAGGGTTGATTCAATGAAACTCCTACGGAAAAACCCTGGAAAAATTCACAAAAACAGGGCAAAAGTCGGTAATCCGGCCAACCTAAGTGCCACCGCATATGGTTGATAAATCCCTCAGTTCATTATCCGTAGGCCATTTCATATAATTAGCAGAATCGACTCACTATGACTAAAAAAACGCAAGAACTTTTAGATAAGCTGGCGGATAGATATGATCAGAAATCAAATATGGGTTCACGATATGCTTTCTTACCAGAAGTTCGTGGTGGCACTGGATGGTCAAGAGAAAGCCGTGCCGACGCTATTGTTATGGATTTGTGGCCAAGTGATGGATTGGAACTAACGGGGTTTGAGCTAAAAACATCACGAGCTGATTGGCTCAGAGAGTTGAAAAGTAACGGCACGAAATCTGACCCCCTTAAACAATTCTGTGATAGGTGGTATCTAGTTACTTACTGGGATGGTAGTAGGCGTACACTGTACGAAGAAGAATTGCCAGCCGATTGGGGACACATGGAACTTTACTACGATGGGAAAATATATGTTAGAAAAGAAGCACCGAAAATCGAGGCCAAACCAGTTGATAGACCACTTCTTGCCTCAATTATGAGAATTGCGTCGAAAGGTCTTAGCGAAGTTTTTATTAACGGACGGACATATCAACTAAAACCATGACCCCCCAACCAAAAGAAATAACTAACGATGAGGGTTGATTGATATGGAAAATAAAATAATTCAGCCTGCACATAATCGGCCCGCGACTGTCTGCAAGTCGTGGCGATACATCAAACACGAAGCGTATTCGCTACGCAAGTTTATCAAGGCGGGGAAGTTTGAGGGCAGATACATGAAAGCCTACGCTATCTCTCACGCCCAGGTAGCTTGGGAGCCTTTGCATTTCTTTGTTGTTAGTGAAGACTATCGAAAGGGTCAGCAGCGCGAGATGGTTAAATGGTTCGGCGGTTGGTGCGTAATGAACGCCAGGATTCTCAATCATAGCGATCAGATTTATTGGGATGAGGCGTGTATGTCTTTTCCTCATCGGAAGCCTCACCGAACGTATCGGTGGAACAAAATCACGGCTGAGTATTACGTTCCCTTTTTGTGGACGTGGCGCAAGGTTCGGCGTAAGCTTATAGGGCTGCCGGCGTTCATTATTCAGCACGAAAACGAACACGCGACCGGGCAAAATATCTATGGATTGGAATGACATACACTGGATTCAAAGATTTGGCCCGAAGCATCATCCGGGGACGATTCAGGAAATGCGAGTGCGAGCATCCCTTTCCTGATGAGATTGTTCACCATCCGCGCTGGCATGACAAATACTATCGCTGTCGGAAATGTCACGGCATAATCCCCATTCAAAAGTATGAACAATCCGCCTAGTCGGCTACCACCATCAAGGAACGAGAAATTGAAGGTCTTTGCTATTCTGGCGAAACACAAAAGCATCCCGCACGAACTCTTGAAGGATAAGCTGATGGTCGCGATTGTTATAGCCTATAACCCGGCTGAGGCCGTAATGGGAGCATTTGATGGATTACGGCAAACTGGCAATAACATTAACGAGTATCAGCCGATGCCCTATATGATGATTGGCAGGGAGCTAGACCAAATTGTTCCAATCCAGGTTTCTCCTGAAGAACAAGAGGCTGATGCAGGATTTAAGGTGGCCCAGGCAAAGAACGATGAGACAACCGAAAAGATGATTAACCGCGTGCGGTACGTTTTTGCCGAAGTCGGTACACCGATCGAGAATGAGGTGATGGAAGGCGTGATTGATAAGTTCCGAGAATATGCGGCGAAACAGTAAAATGCTATAGTACCGTTATAGCCTTTGTGCGTTGATAGCACTGTTCTCCGCAGAAAGCGGGGCTGGAAACTACACCGGCTCGCAAGAGCCGTGTGGTAAGACTAGTCTTGATGAGTACGCGGGTGGGTCGAACAGAATAATCGTTTGTTACCAGCGACGCCTTGCTCGAAAGGGTGAGGAAATGGTAGTGGGCGATCTGTAGAACAGTGCTATAAACCCATAATTTCTATGGCGTATGACAAAGGAAAAAAAGCGGAAACCGAAACCGTACTAAAGCCAAAACTGCTTAATCCTAAGCAGGAGATGTTTTGCGTTTTGTATGCTAGTGATCGGGAGTTCTTTGGGAACGGTGTGCAGAGTTACGTTGAAGCCTACAATCCGCCGCGACGAGGGAACTGGATGGCAAGCGCAAGAACGGATGCCAGTAGGTTGCTCACTAATGCTAACATTTTGCGACGCATAGATGAACTGTTGGATATTCAGGTCAATAACAGCTTCATTGATAAAAGACTTGGCTTTTGGGCGACGCAGTTGGCGCATCCGCAAGCCAGTATCGAGGCCATTAAAGAATACAATAAGCTAAAGAAACGCATTGATGAAAAGCTCACGCTCAAGTTTAGCGACCTTACCGACGATCAGCTTGTCGAGCAACGAAGAAGAATTGTTGAACGACTGGTCGCTAATCGACAAGGAAATAGAAAAAAGAAAGAATAATAACCGGTCTAAGGGGTACGAGCCGAACGGCAAAGCCGCAGAGTTTATTGAAATGGTTGGTTCGGGCAAGTCCTTTGTTAATCTTTTTATTGGAGCCAACGCTACCAGCAAGACAGCAACCGGGGCGAACATCGTGGCTAACATCGTTTATGGTGTACAGAATGAATACTTTAACCAGGAGCTATTCAGGAAGTTCCCATACATCAAACGTGGTCGTATCATCAGCGATCCAACGACGCTTAAAGAAAAGATAATCCCTGAACTCAAGAAGTGGTTTCCAAAGAACGACGCGGATAAAATACCCGAGGCTACCTATCAGACAGCGAAAGAGGGCGCGACATTCGAGCGTAAGTTTCGCACAAACAACGGGTGGGAGATTGACCTGATGTCGAATGAGCAGGATGCCAAAGAGTTCGAGTCCGTTGACCTTGGCTTTCTCTGGTTTGATGAACCAACACCCAAAGACAAGTTTATGGCATCCATCGCCCGTGGCCGGCTTGGTATGACCGTCTTCTGGACACTGACGCCCCTGACCTATTCCGCGTGGCTCAAAGACTGGTTGGACAGTCGGGGCAGCAAAGAAGAAGCAGATTACATTGAAGCTGAGATGGAAGACAACTGCGAGGATCACGGAGTCCGGGGCATATTGAAGCACGCCAACATCAAGCGTATTGCTGATGCTATCCCCGAGGACGAGAAAGAGGCCCGGGTATTCGGTAAGTTCGGTCATTTGATTGGCCGGGTACATAAGTCTTTTCGGAGAAAGGTTCACGTCATCAAGCCTTTCCCAGTCAACCCTAACGAGTTTACGACCTATAAAGCGCTCGATCCGCACCCCCGGACGGCTGACCACGTTCTTTACCTCTCAGTTGACCGTAAAGGCACGAAATACATCACAGGTGAGATTATCAGCGAGGGCGGGGTAAAAGAGCTATACAGCCGCATGAGGGCGTTTGAGGAGGCCATGAATTACCGAATGGGTGGGCGTATCATAGACCCCTCAGCGTTTAATACTGACCAACATCGAGACCAAAACAGCGTCGGCGATCAATTACTTGCTCTGGGTGAGCATTACATTGCTGGCAGTAAAGACCTGATGGGCGGTATTAAGCGCACGAATGACGCTCTGGCGTATCAGGAGAAAGGCGGTCGGATTGTGCGTCCACCCGAAGTCTACTTTTTTGACACCGTACCAGTTTGCAACAAGCAACTCGATGAATACGTTTGGTCTGAATGGAAAGGTGCGAGCAAGGATGAGAAACAGCTAAATGCCCGGCCAAAGGATATCAATGACCATCAGCCAGAGAATCTTCATCGTTTGTTGTTATCTGAGCCAGTGTACCTGGCCCCTGATCGTCCCGGTCGTCACTCTGTAGCTGGTTCAAGTGGATTTGCCGCCGCCGAAGAGGGGCGGTATGATTGGCACAGCGGAGACGTTCAACCCTATGATTAAAAAACACTTTAATTCAGGGAGAAAGAGGCCAGATATGGTTGGCGATAAAAACATTGCAAAAAGGCCAGAGGTAAGGAAGAAAATCAGTGAGGCCGCAAAAGGAAATACTAAGCTACAGGGTAGATTTGATGAGAACGCTAATGGTTGGAAGGGTGACAAAGTAAAGATTAGGGGGCTTCATCAGTGGGTTGAACGACATCTTGGAGTTTTGAACAAATGCGAATACTGCGAAAGTACCACGGCAAAAAGGTATGACTGGGCA